TGCGCCATGAGAACGAGGCTCGCTGGATTCTTGAGAACGGCGGCATCATCATTCGTTTGCACGCAGACCGTGAAACGCTCATCAAGCGTGGTGCAAGTGAAGAACGCCTTGCGCACTATTCGGAAACCGCCATGATTCAGCGCAGTCAAGTCGAGAAGGAATACGCACACCGATGCTTGGCTATGCGAACCACCGGCCTGAGCACTTCCGGCGTGTTCAAGGGTTTGCGCAGATTCATTGAAGAGTTGATTTGGGGTGAAGAATGATGGCCCGTGGAAAAATCGGAGAATGTCTTTCCTGTCGGAACCGTCGCAGGGTTGTAGCAACCGTTAGCGTGAACATCCTCGGCGCAGACTTCGGAAGCCGTTATTTGTGCCGAGCCTGTTCGATAAAGGTGTTCACATGGAAGGACTTTGATTCAGGGAGGGATTTGTATTGATTTGGTGGGAGAAGCACCGACCGACGACTCTTGGCGACTTCATCGGGCAAGAACACATCATGGATGAAATGCGTGCCGTTTGCGCAGGTAAAGCCCCCATGCAACACTTCATTTTCTATTCAACGGAAGCAGGGACGGGCAAGACCACCCTTGCGCAGATTATCGCACGCTCTCTCGGACTCACGCTACACACATTCAATGCGTCGTCCAAGCGAACCCGTGGGATTGACTTCATCGAAGAAGACATCATTTTCCTCTCTCAAGCAGGCACGGGTGAAATCCTCATCCTTCTTGACGAAGCCGACCGACTCACCATTCAAGCGCAAGACGCATTGAAGGGTGTCATTGAGCAGTCCACCTGCTTCTTCATTCTCACCTGCAACGACCTGAGCAAAGTGTCGCCGTGGTTGCAGTCCCGTTGTCAAGTGCGCACATTCAATGCACATACCTCGCAAGACATGGTGGATAGACTCGCCACCGTTTCAAACGGGGAGGGTATCAACATCAGCAACGACCACATCCTTTCTATCGTGCGTGCGCATAAGGGCGACCTGCGCAACGCATTGGGCGCACTTCAATCCTATTCCTGCCTTGAGCCTGCGGAGGCCGAGCGTTTCATTATGCGCTTGACCGAAGGGTTTGATGCTCGACGGTTCTTGACCTTGACAACGAAGGAAAAGGCCGTTGCCGAAGCCGTGAAAATGACGGGTGCGCAGAACATGCGCCGAATCGTGCGGGAGGTGTTTGACTTCGCAGTGAACAGTGAAGCCAAGCCCCCGATGATTCAGCGTGTCGTCGAGGCATCCATCATCAGTGAACGAGATTTGGTGAATGGGGTGGACGAAAGCATTGTCCGTTGGGACTATGCTCGGATGCTCTCCGTTGGGTTTATATGAACAACAGACATAGGGCAGAATACAACCGAAGAAAACAGGTGATTAAACATGATTGACGAAAACATCATTGAACGCGTGGCTAAAAATGTGGGATGCGACAAGCAGGCTTTGCTTGCGAAGCATGGGGCAGTGTTGGCCGCAAACGAAGCCAATTTCAAGGCGATGGGCCTTGAGCAGAACGACATTGAAATGAAGGCTCTCCGCATGGCGGCGGCTGAATTGCGTGTTGTTGCACAACGACTTGCTCGCAGTGGTTGCGAGAACATCGAAGGTATGTTCATCAGCGTGCCTCGCACGAAGGACATCAGTGCTCGCCAATACGAGAACATGAAGAATACCCTCCGTGGCCTCGACGAAGAAGCACGCACGGCGATGGTTGCGCAGGGTGTCTGCGCACTGTTCCTGAACGACGATGTGAACGGCGGCTTCCGCTACATTCACAATTCCTCGCTTGAGAATAAGCGTGCGTTTGAAATCGTGTCCGATGAGAAGCACATGACCGACCTTCCGAAAGCGGCTATGGACTTGGAGGACGGCACGGGCCACTTCGTCCTGATTGCCGACAAATCTGCGCCAACATGGCCTTCCGGCGGCGCAAACTTCCGGTATGGTCGCTACAAGGCGCAGTCCGAACCGATGCGTGATTGCCTCTTCCTCGGTCGCACGACAGGCAACAAAAACCTGCGTGTGCTCAAAATCCGATTCTCCGGCGAGGATGCGCAAACGCAACATCCGACCTTCGTTCCCGGTCGCATTCCTGCAAAGGTCGGCAAGAACGATGTGAACGCATACGCCAAGAGCGGCGTTTCCGTGTTCACTGCCGACCCCTCGGTTGTCGAGATTTTCCCTGCGCCTCCGATGGACGGCAACGGTGGCGGTTTGCTCGCAGACTTGACCGATGTTGCTATGCTCACGGGCATGGGCGACCTTGAAACATGGCTCGGCGCACTTTCTGACAAAGAGAAGTGGGATGCGCAGTGCGCAGTGCCTCTTGAGGTTGCGCACATTGACCCCCGTGAAGGCGGCGGTTTCATCATCACCCTCGCAGACCTTGACATCACCTCCCCGATTCCCCCCCTCGACCTGTGGGTTTCCCGTGAAGAAGACGCAAAGGTGGACTTCGCCGTTGGTTCAATCGTGCTCGCCGTTGGTGGCGCATGGATTGACCGGACAACCGAATTGCCCCGCCTCGGCGTGAACGGCTGGTGGGTCATGGAGTCCGTCGAAGCGACCTCCGTTGAAGAGGTTGTCCTTGAAGAAGGCGCAGAAGAAGGCGGTTGGTGAACATGGCGAATGCTTGGGCAAACGCAAAGGCGAAGGCCTCCACTGCGCCGGACAGTGCGCAGATGGACAAACCACCGCAGAAGGACTTGCGAGAGCACTATGCGCAACTCTTTGAGCGCAAGCGTTCCCGCACGCAGTCTATCCGCATGGCTCTCGTCGGCAAGGAGAACACCGCCAAGACCGGCACTGCGATTTCAATTGCTCGGCAACACATCGGCGCAGAAAGGGACATCGTGATTTTCGATGTGGACAACTCAGCCGTTCAGACCGTCGCCGCCAATTATGCGCAGGATGAGAACATTCACATCATCCCGCTCTATGACGAATTGGACGACACCATTTTCAACGACGACAACTCAACCAACTACACTGCGCTGATTGACAAAATGAATTATTTCATCAGCCTCGTTGCTGAGAAGTGCCGTGATGGCGATGTTGGCGCAGTTATCATGGACGGTTGTTCAACCTTCCTCAAGTGGTGTGAGCACGCCATGACCGATGTTCTGATGAACCGAAGCAAGAATCCCGTGAATGTCGAGGACGGCGATAAGTTTAATCAGGCCGAATGGCGCATTCGCAACCAACTCTTCCGTGATGTGATGAACCGTGCGCACCAACTCCCCGTTGATGCCGTGTTCTCGACCTTTCACTTGAAGGATGTCAAGCAATTCGCAGACATCGGCAACGGACAGAAGGGCTTGATGAAGGTCGGAGAAGTCCCTGAATGGGAGAAAGGCACTATGCGCCTGTTCTCTCAGCAATTGTGGATGTCCCGCTACACCAAGAAGGGCGACCTCGCCGCAGGTGTGAAGGCCGACAAATCCCTTTCCGACAACGAATGGGTTATCCGGGCTTCCGTCGAAGAGATGAAAGGCTTCAACCAGCAACACCTCGGCACGACGCACGATGTTCTTCGTGTGAAGGACGGCGAAGTGAAATGGACGGGACTGCCCTTCTTGAAGTGGTGAAGGTCGTGTCGCTCGCCATTCTTTCGCACCTTGACCTCTCTCGCGCAGACGCTCTCCGTGTTGTCGAGCAGGTCGTTCTCGGCCTTGACGACGACGCAGGAGGGACGCTGATGAACCAACCCGTTCACATTCTCCTTGCCGTTATCGGTGATGAATTGCGCAACAACCATTCGGATTGAAGTGCGCAGGTGATGAAAAGTGAGCAAAAGAACCGTCGTGAAGCGTGTCGTGCTTTCGGGGAACCGAAGTGTGCGTGCGCACTTTGCGGTCGAATGCGCACAGGAAGGCCGTCTTTCATACCTTCTTTGCCGTGGGTTCCCGTCAATCGGCGCACACGAACAGATTCCTGAGCACGCCGTCGAGATGGTGTGCAAGCAGTGCGTGAAGTCCTTTGACAAAATGATGAAAACCCGTGGCGACAGGTTTATATTGACGACGATAGGTGGTGAAAAACATGATGAGAATAGAGAAGAGCAATTTGGTTTCTTTGTTGAAGAGAACGAAGCGTGAGGCAGTGGTCGGTGGGAAGAAAGTCCCGCAGGTCAATTCGGCGGTGATTTTTCACCCGCCCGGACAGAACCTCGTTCAAACGACGGCCATCGTGCGTGATGGTGTTTCAAGCATCGCTCGCTTCACTGCGCCCGTTGTCGAAGCCGACGCTGATGATGTGTATGTCGCAAACATTGACCTTTTGCTTGGCGCACTTTCTGCGCACAGTGGGGTTGTGAGCATCAAGAGCGAGAAGGGCAAATTGGTTCTCAAGTCCAAGTCCAAGAGCACGACGCTGGTGAGCGACCCGAAGGCGAAGGCATTCCCGCACACCAACAAAACCGTTCTTGAATGGGCCGAGGACTCGGCTGAACGCTACGCTAAGTCGTTGGGAATCATTCCTATGGATGAATACATGATGCAGGACGGCACACGAATCCCTGCTAAGAAGGCAACCGTTCCCACGAAGGAATTGCTTGACGCTATCCGCAGTGGTTCAATCAACGGCCAAATGGTCGAGAAGGTGCGGTTCATCAACAACCCCGATTTGACCCTTGAAGTGCGAGTCGGGGATGAAATGAAGGGTTCATCAAGCACGCTCATCACATCCACGCTTGATGGGTGGGTGGGCGAAACCACCATCGGAGGCGGCTTTGAGCATATCCTTGCGCACTGCGCAGACCCGGAATGCGACCTTCTGTTCTTCGACTTCACCAAATACGGCGCAGGTATCGCAGTGGTTCTGCGCACTTCCTCTGCCGTTGTCTTTCAAAGGGAGGCAACGAATGGTTGATTTGTCCGAGAAGCAACACGATTCTCGCTTTGTCCATAGCGCAAACGCAAGTGTGCGCAACCTCGACAAAGTGCAGATTTGTGATGTGCTCTCCCACATGGGGGAATCGCTCTCGGACAGGAAAATGAACCGGAAAATTGCCGTCGTCGCAGGTGTTATCTATGATTTTGAAGTCGGCCAATTTTTCTTTGCGCAGGAGTTATGCGACATCGTTAATCGCAAATATCTGCGCAATCATTCGGAAGTCAAACCAAACGGTGTGGCGAACATTCTCGGTCTTTGTGCGCGATGGGGTCTTGTCGAGAGGCAAGACTCGCCACGGCGCAGGGACGAAGAGGGCGTGAGAACCCCAAAAACACGATACAGGAGATTGAAATAAATGACGACATACCCATGCCCCATCTGCGCAGAAGAAGTGCTTCACGAAAACCCCATCCGTGAGGGAATCAAGGAATGCGGATTCTGCGGCGGTGAAATCAAAATCAGCATTGTTGTTGAACCAGCAGGCAAGCAACCGCACTACACAAACGAGCATTGGTTGCGCAAAGAATATCAGGTTGAATGCCGCACGATGGCTGAAATCGCCAAGCAGTGCGCCGTTTCCCCTATGACAATCAACCGTTGGCTCAACTTGCACGGCATCGAAACCCGAAGCAGGGGCCACCGTCAATCGTGAGGTTTATATCAACATAGGTGTGTGTTCTCTTCATGGGAAGCAGACCTTTGACAAAAATCTTTCACCCGCATCAGCGTGCATTGATGGTTGAATATGTCGAGGGGTGGCCTTTCGGCTTCAAGGAGGCCAGCGAGAAGGGCTATCCAAAGACGATGAACCGGGCGATGTATTGGTGCAAGTTTATGGATGTGGACTGTCATAATCACCTTGAGGCATACACCACGGCGACTAAAATCGCAAAATGCGTCTATTTGGTCGGCAACACTTGGGTTGATGAGGATTATAGGGGACAAGGCGTTCACGCCGACATCCTTCAATGGCGCAACGGTATGCTCAAGGACACCTTCGGCGCAACGCACATTTACACGCTTCTGAATCCGCAGGATGGCGTGAGTCTTGAGCAATTGGAGAAGACCGTGAGCAACCTCGGCTATCGCAAGGCGAGCCTTCGTGAATTGCGCAAGGACGGTGTGGGTATCGTGGACACTTTGCACATTTGGCGTTCAGGACTTCCTGTTTGGAGGCTTGACCTTTGATTGTCGAGCGAGGCCGGGGCAACGAGGTTATCGTGCGCTATCGGGACGCATCCGGTGTGCGCAAAGAGCAGAAGTTATCGGCGCAACCGTTCTGCTTCGTCGAGAAGAAGGACTTCCCGCACAAAATCACCCGTCCCTTCACTTCCGAGCCGGGGTATCGTGGTCTTTACGGCGAGGACTTGGTGAAGGCCCGATTCACCAACACGGAAGACATGCGTGAAGGTATCAAGGGTCTGCGCACATGGGAAGCCAACATCAACCACGCAAACCGAGTCCTTATTGAGAACGACTCCCAATTCCCGATGTATCAGCACCGGGTCTGCTATTTTGACATGGAATGGATGATTGAATCCGGTCAAATCACAATCATCGTCGTCCACGATTCCGAGGACGGCGAATATGTTTTCTTTACGCATTCCGACTATGAAGCGGGGTTTTATGACACGATTCCGTGCGCAAATCACCCGGAAGGGCTTGAATCCGTCAAATCGGGTGAGCGCAAGTTTAAGTGTTTCAACGATGAGAAGTCAATGCTTCTTGACTTTGCTCGACTTCTGCGCAAAAACGATTATGACATCATCACCGGATGGAATGTAGTCAATGCCGATATTCAGCAATTGTTCAAGCGATTCAAGGCCAACGACCTGCAAGCGAACCTGCTCTCGCCCATGAAGCGGGTGCGGTATGACTTCAAGGAATGGGGGCAACCCATCGTCGGCACGAATGTCATTGACTTGATGATTGCCTTCCCGAAGTTATGGACTCTCAAGAACGGGCAACTGCCTGCGAAGAGCCTCGGTGCGGTTTCTGCGCATTGTCTTGGCGACACGAAGGTTGAATTGCCCGATGGACACAACACCTATTTCACGGACTTCGGCACATACCTTGACTATGCTCGACAGGATGTGCGCCTTCTGCCTCGGCTTGATTCACTGGTTGGCGCACTGAGTTATTTCATCGCCGTGCAACACATAACCCAATGCGATTTGCGCACGACACCATACATCACGAAGGTTTTCCCGGTGCTTGCCTTGCGCGACCCGGACTTTGATTTGCGCATCCCGTCGAAACCTCAATTTGAGAAGGTGGACTATCAAGGCGCAGACATTCAGACCGCCGACCCCGGTGTTTATGACAACATCGCCATTATGGACATCAAAGCCATGTATCATTCAAATGTCAAATTGCACAACATCTGCTGGACGAACCTCGACGACGAAGGCGTGGACTGCGGGAACGGTGTGCGCTTTGCGCAAAGCAACGGTTTGCTCGGTCGCCAAATGGACAAAATGACGACACTGCGCAACGAATACAAACGCAAAATGAAGGAGGCTACGGGCGAAGAAGAGCGCAAAATGTATGACGCTCTGCAATACGCCACGAAGTCCCTCGTCGCCTCCATGTATGGTGTTGCTGGCGATAGCAAGTGTGGCTTCTATCACCCCGACATCGCCGCCTCAATCACGCACACTTCCCGACAGACGCTCTTCCGCTTGCGGGACGAATGCGAGGCTTTGGGGATGCCTGCGATTTACGGACACACGGACTCGGTGTTCGTGCAGTGCGAAAGTCCTTTCAGGGGTGTTCGGGCTTTGCGCACAATCAACGAAAGAATGCACCCAATCGAAACCGAGTTTGAGAAGTGGTGTGATTCCTTCCTTCTCATGGCGAAAAACCGATACGCAGGCATGGTTGCGTGGACGGACGGCGAGCACCACAATCCGAACATCTATGTGAAGGGCATTGAAATGAAGCAATCCCGACTCCCGAAGGCGATGAAGGAAGCCATGAGCACCGTCATTGGCGGCATTTTGCGCAGAGAGCAAAGTGAGCACATTATCGCTGGCTTGGAGGAATTGGTGCGCAGAACGGTTGCGCAGGAGATTCCCGTTGCCGACCTGTGCATCAAGGCCAAATTGAGCAAGGACTTGAGCGAATACCGAACCCTCGGAGAAGCCCGTGCTGGTGCGCATTGGGCTAACACGCACTTAGGGAAGGGGTATCGCAAGGACGACTATTTTTTGACGACGCTGAACGATAAGGGCGACTACATCGCCTTCGACGACCCATCCGAGATTGAAGGGATTGCGCAGGTTGGACACCGACACCTCGCTGAACGGTTCATCGTTGAGAAGGTGCGACCGTATTTTGAAGTCATGGGTTGGGACATCATGCGCATTGAGAATGCGTTGAACGGCCTGTCCGACATGGGTTGGCTTTGACGGTGGGTTTATAAGAACATAAAGAGAGGGTGAATCATGGTGCGAGAAAGCCGTAAATTGACGATGCGAGAAGTGCAGAAAGAATTGGACGGTATGAAGGCCGACTTTGAGCAATCAATGCGCCTTTTGAATGTCCTCTTCGCTGAAATGGATAAGTGCAACATGGTTCTCATCCGTATGCTTGACAAACAGGGCTTGCTTCACCATGAGCGATGTCCACACTGCGACTTCGCCATCAACACCCCCCTGCTCGACGACATCCCCGTTGCCGAGGATTGTCCGGCCTGTCAGAAGCCTCTCAAAGAAACGACGCAGACGACGATTGGTGAAGAGGAATGAGCGAGAAGAGCCCCACTGAAATGACGGTCAAGGAATTGGCGAAAGCCGCCACCTATGACCCCACGGACGGCGCACTGCTCAAAATCAGCAAGTCCACCTTTATGACCTATTCAAAATGCCCTCGGCAATTTTGGATGCAGAAGGTTATTCTTCGGGACATGCGAATGCCTGCGACTCCTGAAATGGAGAGAGGGACACGCATTCACGAAGTCCTTGAAACCATCTATGACAATTGGGAGGGTCAAAGCACACTTGCGCCTCTCGTCCCGATTGCGCAGGTCGAAGAAGGCGTGGGGGAATTGATTGCACTTGAGCAACAACGCCTCAAAGAATGGGGCATTGAATCCTTTGCGCCGGACGAATATGAGGAATACCGTGCCGTTTGGGATGCCGAGCGTGAGGTTGTTCTCGTCGGCAAAATTGACGGCGTTCTCGTTCATCCCGATGGCGGTCTTTGCATCTATGAATTGAAAACGGGCAACATGAATAAAGGCAAATTGTCCCGCACACGCCGAGAATTGTGCTTCTATTCGCATGTTCTGCGCCTTATGGGTGAAACCCGACCTATCACGCATTTTGCATACCTTGCGCCCGACGCAGACAACATGGACTTCGTGATGGACATGCTCAACGACTCCAAGCGACAGGTGATGCTCGGAGAAGACAAGGGCATTCTCATCGTCGAGAAGGTATCTCAGCGCAGTCATAACGCCTTCCTCAAGGCTTTGGATAAGGTGGTTGAAGGACTCAAGGCGCATGACAGACCGATGAAGTGGTCGGACTATTTTTGCCCTCAGTGGTGCGACTTTTCTGCGCAGTGCGAAGCCGAATTGACAGGGGTTGGCGACGAATGGTGATTTGCGCAGAATGCGATGCTGAAATGTTCGTGGGCGACGAAGAAGCGAAGCCCGTTATGCTCATCACGGGCGACATCGAAACGGAGAGCGAGCGGCTCGCCATCTGCCGGGTCTGTGGACATCGGCAGGTTATTAAGGACTGAACCCATCGTCGGATTGATGATGAGATTCCCCCGTCAAATCGGACTCAAGCGAGCCATCTGCCGCTCGTCTGAGGAATATGACAGTTATGTGCGCAGGATGAATGGGCGCACTTGCCTTTACACCTCGCTCTATTCCTTTGATGTCGAGCGGGACTATGACTCAGCCGTGATGGACAGGGCTTGGTGGGACTTCGACATGAACGACGACTACACGATGGAGGATGTGAAGCACGATGTCGCCGCCCTCATCATGCGCCTTGAAGGCGATGTGAGGCTGGTCGCCACGGGAAGGGGCTTTCATGTCCACCAAATGTTCAAGCGGCCTGTGCGTGGTCGCGATTGGTCGCAACACCTTGACCGCTATGAGCGCAAAATGGCCGATGGTCTGAGCAGTCTTGACGGCGTGGGCTATCCTGAGAA